TCTTTGTTTCCGCTGCCCTGGCAGCCAACAGCTGCTCTTTGCGTTTCGGGTCGCCGCGCCAGGCTCTTTCCGCCTTTTCCTTGGCGAGCCGTGCTTCCTCTTCAGCGCGTTCCTTAAGTTTTTGCTCCTTATGTGCAGCCTGCATGGCCTTCATTACTGAACTCATGTCTTCTCCTTTCTCAAGTCCGCAGCCTTAAACCGTTCCTGTTGCTCAAGCCGGTCATGTGCGGTTTCGTTTCTCATTTTCGCAATGTCCTCGGATGAATCGATACGCTCCAGCGTCAAATCCTCATCTTGCTCCATCTTCATTATATCTATTTCCTGGCGTTCTCCAAATTCTTGTTGCTTGCGCATCAGATCACCGGCTTTTATTTCCAGCTCCTGGCGCCTGAGCTCGATCAATGGATCTTCCTGTGGTGGTGGCGGCAGAAATCGTTGGTTGATCTGTTCCATCAACTCGGCAATCGTTGTTGCCACCTGGGTTTGCTGCTGCTGCATCATCTGCTGTTGCATCTGTTGCTGCTGTTCCGGAGGCACCTGCATCATCTGCTGCTGCATCTGCAACATCTGCGGATCTTGTGCCATCTGCTGCTGCACCATCTCTTCGGCCTTCAGCGAAACATGATTGTAAATATGGGCCTGGGTCATTGCCATGCCCTGCGGATTCTGCTGCATGATAACCGTGTCGTAAAGACTTATGTGGGCAGCGATATGCGCATCGTGGTCCTGTCCGGGGAAAGCATTTGCCTCCTGCCCCAAAAGCAGCGATGCATTCTCCTTACCCGGGTCAATCGGCTGTGGTTGCGGCGGCGGTGGCAGCAATGCCTCGATATTCTCCACATTAAGTGCCTGGTACATGCGCCGATAGGCCTCATAAATGCCCGCCTGTCCATGGATTTCCGGGTTTGCCTGTGCCATTTGCAGCATTTGCTGCGCCATCATCACCCGTTGGCTCATCGAGAAAATGTTCGGGTCCGATACCGGAAGAATGTCCACCCGGTCGTCGAAGTCCGCCTGTTTGATCATCTGGTCGCCATTGTTGGTCATATACGGGTATTCCGGCGGCAAAAACTGGGTAAAAATGCGTGCCAACAGGTTAAATTCCACCTTTTGTGCGTAATGCAGGCGCTTGTGGATCGCCGACATCACCTTGGTGCCGCGTTCCAGCAGCGCAATGGTGGTGCCTACCGGCATTTCCTGGTTGGAGTCGCCAATCTGGATGTCGGCAATGGAAGCAAACCGCTGACCGGCGTCGACCATGATTCCCATCAGGGCTAACAGGGTCTGTGACGGCTCTTTAAACGGCAACGGAATGAAGGATTCGCGCAAACTGCCGCTGGGGGCGTCCATATCGCGGAATTCTCCGGGTTGTAGGGGCTGATCGTCGTCCCGAATGCGGATACCGCGTGCTTTAAACCCGGCAGGCAAGTTGGCCAAAGTGCCCGCATCGATCAGCTGGCGTAAAATGGAGGTTGATGCCCTTGACAAACCCCCAATCATGTGCGTCAGGCCAAAACCATAGAAGCCAAGGCCCGGTAAAAACTTGTAATGGACGAAATACTGGATCTTTTTCCGCAGCGGATCGCCCTCGACCCAATTCCTGCGTATCGAAAGCACCGCATTGTTGGCTTTCGACAGGGTAACGATGTACGGGAGCTTGATACCGGTGGGTTCCCCCATCTCATCGGTGTCCTCAAAGCCATCCAGATCCAAATCAAGATGAATTTCGTAGAGCTCACACTCACTGTCCATGCGTGAAGAAGGCTCAACCCCCTGCAATTTGTCGATTTCCTCCTGAATATTATGCTGGCCGTATTGCACCCCCATAGGCTTGAGTGGCACGTCACGATAAAAGCCGATGTTCTGGAGCTTAACCACGTCGTTCAACGGCATGGTCACAATATTGGTGATCCTGACAGCCGTTTGCAGATTACTGGTGTCGTAAGGAACAACCAGGTTCTCCGAGGGAATAAATCGGGATGCAGCCCGCCCCAGGGTCTGGTCGTAATACACTTTCCTGAACGCCGATCCCGACAATGGCAGATAAAAAAGAAGCATGTCGGTTTCGGGATCGTATTCTTCCATGACGTGCATCAATTGGTAATTCATGTACTCCTTGACCCGGGCCGCCTGGCCTTCGGAATCAGGAGTGATGGCGCCAACAATCTGGGTTTTCACCGGCCCTTGGGCGGGTAAAATCTCAGCATAGGCCTGAGCCTGGAACTGAGTGACGGATTCGGCCAACAAGGGGTGAGTTATGCCGGACGCGCCCTCAAACGGCTGGCTACGTTCTTCGTAGCGCATGCCAAGAAACTCCAAGCCATCCTTGTATTGTTCCTCCCATTCGGAACGGGAGGCAAGATCGGCTTCGACATCGGCAACGCATTGGTTAAAAATAACTTGCAGCTCGGAATTATCAAGCTCTTCAGCCAGGTTGGCGCCAAATTCAACCTGTTGGGGCAGCATCTCGCCCTCGCCGACAAGAATGCTGCCATCTTCCAAGGACGTAATGGGAACATCTTCACCATTAAACGCTTCCAACGTGGGGTCTTCCAGCTCAATCGTTTTGGAATCATCAACCACATCAAGAGACAAGTCCTGATCGGGATAGATTCTTTTTTCGACGTCCGCCATACTACGCCCTTGTACTAATTCATTAGTTTAAATAACAGTCCACCGATCCAATTGCGCCACTGGACCACTGGATTTAAAATCACTTTCATCATTCTACCCATTAAATGTATCTTTCGCCACCGACAATCGCTTTGTCGACGATGCCGCCGTGTGCTTTTCCTTCCGCTTTTCGCTTGGCATCAATTATTTTTTGTACTTTCTCGGGGCGCGGGGTAGTTTTGGTTTCCTCAACAGCTTTGGCTATAATGCGTTCCAGTTTTTCTTCCGCTGCCAATTCTTTTTGCAACATCTTTTTTGAACCGGAAAGCCGTTCCATGCCTTTCATATTAGGCAGGTAAATGTCTCCTTCAGGCCATTGTCTGGCAACAGGGATTCCATCTATTTCAAAAAATTCAATCCTGCCGCGGTCGGCGCTAACTTTATTTTCTCCAAGATAACGGGCATCTTTAACGGACTGTGCGAAAAGCGGACGGACACTTTCGACTTCGCTCAGGTCAAGAGCTTCTTCCAGCTTAATCATGTCTCCTTTAGGATTAGGCTCTCTCCACTTATAGATAAAGTCCAGCTTGCTGTGCCACAATTCCCCTAAATCATCTTCCGGACGAACCCTCCTTCCTGCAACACGCCATTTTCCAAAAGGCGCCTCGTCATGAGTCACAAACTTCTGTTTGTGTCCACTGAACCACGCATCAGCGTCGGCATATACACCGGATTCATCATAATTCATTCGCGTAATCTCGTTCGGCTTCAGTCCGTATTTCTCAAAGTGGGGCTTGCTTGCCATCAGAGTTCTATCAAGATGCTCGATTTCTTGGACCCCTTTCATTTCTTGGAAATTTGATACATTTCTTCGGTAAATAATTGCACCAGTGGATTTCCCTCCATACTTCGGACTCCAGTCCTCATTCCACATTTTTTTTGCTGAGGGAATCTTCGTCCCCTTAGGCGGGGCGCCAAAGGATGCTGTTTTTTTAAGAATTGCAGCAGGAATTTTGTTTATCATCGAAAAAATCTTGGCACCTGAGATATTTCTGGCCGCCGTTGCTGCCGCAGTAACGGTTTTGGCGCCAGCAGAGCCGAGCTTCCATGCCGCACCAGGCACTGCCAATGCAGCGATGCCGGCGCCTCCGGTTTGGAGAACATCCCTTCTCGTTACTTTCAGGGCTTCATTGACCGCAGCATCAACCGTGGCTCCCGGTTTCCTCGCAAAAATACTTTTTATTCTGGTGACGGCCAAAGGACCGTACTTCCGGATAAGGTCAATGGCCTGTTTGCCAACGACTCCAATGCCGGCAAGCTCGGTAAGCAGCTGGCTTCCATGAACTCCGGACTCAATGGTTTCCCCCGGAACCACGGCTTCGCCTATGGTTTCCAGGTGTTTTTGCCTGGTTTCGCCGTATCCTGCCCTGGGAATATCCTCATAATCAATCAAGCCCCGTTCATAAGCCGGCAAGCCAGCCTGTTCATAAGCGCCCAATTCAAGCAAGGCTGGAATATCTCCCATCCCGGTAAGGCTGGCGATGCCCTGCACCGGGCCACGAATGCCTGAACGCATGCCGGTTAAATAGTTTTCCCGATATGCCTCGGCCTCTTCTGGGGTTTGGGGCATGTGTTCGTAAGGCGGTGTTTTAAACTCAATTGGCATCAGTAATAAACGTGCCGTCTAGGCACGAGCTCCTCATCTTCCTCATCCGAGTATAACCGAACAAAGTTCCCTTGGCGAAAACGCATCACCGCCTGGGTCATGGAATCCACATAATCATCGTTCTCCCCGAACGGAAACGCCGCACATTCCTCAATCACATCCTCGGCAAAGCGTTTCTTCGGCGCCCACACCATCCCCGCCTCAAACACGGGACTCACCGCATGCACCCGGGTCACCTTGTCATTACCACGCGAAGGCCGGTAGTTGACCACCGGGATACCCATGTTTCGCAATTCCTGAGTCAGCGGCATACCAGACGCCTGGGACTCCACCAACACCATCTCCGGTTCCCAATAC